GTCAACATAGAATTTTTAACAAAGCAAATGGAAAAAGCTTTGAATGATATTGAAGAATTAAAAGATAAAGCAAGAGATATGCATTATAAAAATGGTAATGGCCAATGATAGAGTCTGTGGTAGCCCTACTTATGTTTGTAAACGCAGAGATCAAGGAGGCGCGTTATCAAATAGACGGTATGGCACAATGTTTACGCGGCAAGCGTCAGGCAGAAAGACAATATTCAGAAAATGTTATGTATAAATGTTGGAAGGGTTCAGCAGAATTAGAAAAAAATATTGATGGTAGTAAGAGTATTAAAAAGTTAATAATAGAATAATGAAAAATAAAATTAAACTTGAGGCTGAAGTGGTTAATGGCAAATGTCCAACATGTAATCAATTTACAATGTTAGTTGGCATCGATAAAGTTTTATTTAGATGTATGAATTGTGGTTCAGATTTAGAGCAACATGTAAATGGTAAGATAACTTATCTACCAGTTATTACTACACCCGCAGGTGCAAAACCTTTTGTAAAGGAATGGTTGGAGGACGATGGCTAAAAAGTGGAAAGAACACATGGAGCACGAAGCTACGTTTCACAAAACTTCAATTGGACGTAATCCAAGTAAATGTAAAATGAATAAATCTAAACGTAGATCCTGGAAGAAGTACAAGGGCCAAGGACGTTAGATGAAATTTTTACTCACAGTTTTTATCTGCTCTGTTACGGGCGGAGATTGTTACACAAACCCAAGTTATCCTAAAACATTTGATAATCATTATGAATGTATGCGTGCTGGATTAGTAGATGCATATGAAATACTGATCGCGGATGGTAACTTTACCGAAGAACAAATAAACAACTTACAGTTGTATCCTAAATTTGTCTGTGCACCTATAAAAGACGAAGGTAAAATAACTACTTAAGAATCGTTCTAAACTGTCTGCCCGTCCCAAGAAAGGGACGAACAAACAAAAGGTGTGAGAAGAGACTTTCTTTCTACCTTATAAATTATTTACTTGCAAATTATTTATTTTAGGATAAATTCCCATACATGAAGAGAATAAATAACAGAAAGAAGAAATAATGAAAAGACCAAAAAGAGATAAAGAACACATGGCAATACGTAGAAAAAATAATTTTGAAGATCGTTATGCTAAAGGTATACACTTTGATATCAGATCAAAAGGTTGTTGTTATGTAACAATGGAAACTCATGCAGGTCCATTAGAAATTTACATAGACTCTATGGATGGATTAGATGATGCACCACACGTTAGTGCAAGAATACCTGGTAGAAAAGTTAAAGAAATGTTCGTAAAATGATTATTAACAAAAGGAGAAAAGATGGCAGACCCTGCTAAATACAAATCACTATCTGTGCCCAAAGAAGATTGGGAACAGTTAGGTGTACTTGCAACAAAAACTAATAGGACAAGATCTAAAATGATTGGTAGACTTATTAGATTTTTTTTAGATAATAAAGGTGGTAAATCAAATGGCAAAAGTAAAAGTAGCTAACCATAAATATATTTGTCCGGACTGTAGAGGTAATGGATATAATAAAATTTATGACATGATTATACAATGTGAGAAATGTAAATCAGAAGGCGAGCTTCCAATGGAAGAGCCTACAATTGAAGAGTTAGACCGAATGGCAGCTCATGCGAGGCTACAGTGAAAAAGAATCCTGTAGCCAAGGAACTTCGAACACCAAAATTTAAAAGTAAGAAAGTAGAATCTAAAAAAAAATACAACAGAAAAAAAGAAGTCGTTGGTTATTATTATGATGGTTACAACGACATAACAGAAACTTTATACAAAGAAAAAAAATGATTCCGGAAACAGACAGAGCTTATATTGCAGGACTATTCGATGGTGAAGGTTCAATACACTTTAAGCGCGGACCGGAAAAGAAAAAGAAACACAAAGGTAAACCTGGGTACAGGTGGTCCAATAGTTTAAGATTAAGTATGGAGATTGCAATGACTGATCGTAGTGTATTGTTATGGTTACATGAAACATTAGGAGTTGGCACTTTGACTGACAAGCCGCGGAAGGGTAAACGGGTTGATGGTACTCCATACTTAAAACAATATAGATGGCGATGTACATTTAGAGATGCATTTCATGTATGTTGTTTGATATGGCCCTGGTCCCACACAAAGTTACCCAAGATACAACAAGTTATAGAACATTACACAATACAAGCATCAAAGAATGCTAAAATTATGACTAATGTAATTGATTTAGATGTGTACAGGAGTTTAAACAAATGATTAATATAGAAATACATAATGATGACAGACAAAAAGCTGTTGAAGTTTTAAAATATAAAAACTTTGGTAACCGTAGTTCTGGTTTCAATGGCAACTATGAAAAACAATATACAGGATTGATTGGTGAGTTGACTACTTATCGATTGTTAGAAATGGATCCTCCTAATTATAATGAGGGTAGAATTGATACCGATATTTTAGTGAATGGTAAAAAGATAGATATAAAATCTATGCTGCGTAAATATGATATGAGAGATGATTGGGTTCATAACTTTGTTGGTTACCAAAAAGAAATGACCAGTGATATTTTATTATTTATAAATATTAATCGTAATACGAAGACCGTACAACTTTGTGGTTGGTTAGATAAGAAAAATTTTTTAGACACTGCTGATTTTTATAATAAGGGAGATACTCGAACGAGAGACAACGGTACTTCTTTTAAAACTCACGCACCACTCTATGAAATAAAACAAGAAAAATTAAATAAACTTAACGATATCAAGGATTTAAAAAACATATGAGAATTATAATTAAACACTTATTACAATTTATATATCATTATTCGAGTGCCATTCATTGTTGGTCTTGGAATAAATTATATAAGAATAAAGAAGAGGGATATGGTTATGAAAAAAAATAATTGTTACAAGTACCCAAAGACTCAACGGGAAAAGATAGAAGGTAAGAGACACTATGTGTTTGATAAAGAAAAGTTACCAAGTGTTACAACGATATTAGATGCCACACAGCCAGCCGAGAAGCGCGAATCGCTAGAGCGATGGAAAGCACGGGTTGGTGAAGAGGCTGCCGAGAAGATTAAAACGAGTGCCGCGGAGCGTGGAACGGCGATGCACAAGATCCTTGAAAAATATGTTTTAGAACAAGGTTACTTGGATGAAACTTCTGTTGGTAAACAAGCACACAACATGGCCATTCAAATTATTCAAAGCGGATTATCAAATGTTACAGAATATTACGGCACAGAATGTACGTTATATTACCCTGGATTATATGCAGGCCAAACTGATTTAGTTGGAATACACAAAGGTGAGGATGCAATCATAGACTTCAAACAAAGTAATAAACCTAAAAGGCCAGAGTGGATAGGAGATTATAAACTTCAGCTAGCAGCATACGCTATGGCTCATAATATTCTATTCAATACACAAATTACAAAAGGTGTTGTGATGATGTGTACGGTAGATAATTATTATCAAGAATTTATTATTGAGGGTGAAGAATTTAAACAAAGTATGCATAACTTTTTAAGGAGGGTGGATGAGTATTATAGCTCAAGATCAAAGACGTCTGGATAATATATATACTATGTATAGCAAAACAGATGGAGAGATGAAAAAAATGTGGGAGAAAAAATGGTATCAATTAATAAAAAAAATAGGAAGGAAGTTAGATGAGGTTAAGAGACTTACAGCAGATACTAGGTAAATTTACCTTAAACGAAAAAGGTACAATTGTTTCTGATTGTCCAATTTATATTGAAACTATGGATGGCCATTTAGAGGCCGTTAGAAAAATAGAATTGCAAGAGAGTAAATTAATAAACTCTCCGGAGCCAGCAAGATTAGTTTTAAAACCAGAGAAGTTAGAGAGATTTAGATCTCCTACTTTTAGGCAGAGTTAATGAGATCCCTAGGGAACGGGGCTGAAGCTAGCGTGGAGGCCCCGTGTACATAGAATTGGTCAAGTATCCTGACGTATTTTTACGATCAGAGAGTAGAACCGTGCCTTTTCCACTAGATGAAAAGACACAACGACTTATTAAATGGATGCAAAAAGCTATGTATCAACACAATGGTATAGGTTTAGCTGCAATACAAGTTGGTTATCAGCTGCGTATGTTTGTAATGGATGTTAATAGAGCAGGAAATAGTCCTCAAGTTTTTATTAACCCTGAAATAATTAAAAAATCAAAAGAATCATTAACAGATTTTGAAGGGTGCTTATCCGCGCCCGGCAAGAGAGGAGAAGTAAAAAGGTACATTAGAATTACTCTAAAGTACCAGGATGAGGAAGGAGAAGAAATAGT